CCACAGGGATAAAGCGCGGGGTTAAGGAACTCACGGAAGCCAACAACGGCACAAACTATATGGATTACCGGGAAGCCAAGGGATATTTTGATTCTGTGGTATTTACTTCCCAGCTTCCATCGAAGGTTGCCGGTGGTGCCAGGCTTCTCGGGATTGATAATAAGGGATTAAGGGCTGACGGGATCATAGAATATTTAACAGAGGTCTTAAGGAATTATCATGATCGGATTTATATTTCGATCATCTTCGAGCAGCTGACCACTTTCACCCAGGATATTTCTAAGAGTGGTAAAGAAGTCTGGGGACCGCAGAATAAACTCCTGCATTATGATGACGTATTATTTGCTTGTGCGTATGCCTATATATGCAGACTGTCTCATATGAATCTTCAGCCTATAAGGAAGGTTGCTGTATCCGGAAAGACCAAGACTAGGTATATTCTTAAAAGGGATAATGACTGGAACATAGAAAGAGTTCCAACCAAGGTTCCTGTGTTTGAGACGTTTGGAGATGAAGTACCAGTATTAGAAAATGTAATAGCTGAGAAATGAAAATAAAGATATTTGATCCAACAGGTATAAAGCCTGATGATTACCGGCACAGGTATCCGGAGCTTGAAAGATCCTCAGAGTTTACTGAGCTTTCTTCCAGGGCGTTGATGTTTGTGTGGTATTATGCTAACGAGACATCGGACTTGGTTTTGGATATTCCTGATAATTATGAACGGGTAAAAGAAGCTTTAAAGAAGTCCGGGTTTAATCCCAGCAAAACTGAGAGGGAAAACATTCTTCGTCTCCAGTTTGATAATAATATGGCTATTGCTATCCGAAAGATGGCCAGCTTTGACCCGGGGGTTCGTTTTCGTTCTTATAAGATTGTTCGTACTGTTTTTAATGAGTATGAGAAGCTTATCAAGAAAGGGCCTACGGTTGCACCGGTCGATAATAATGAGGAGCTTGAGGATTCCGGAGGAAAGAAAAATCCTTATTATATAGACCGGTATGTTGTTACTAGTGCGCGAATAGTGGATGCGCTTCCTTCTCTTATTGCTAAGATGGAAGAAGGATTTGGGGTTGTGGACATTAGCGGGAATGAGGTTGAAGAAGATAATACAGGTGCAGCAACAATACGGGAATGGCACCGTAGTAAAGAGTCAAACGAATAATTAAGAATATGTTATACCTATTAGCACCAAATCAAGATAAACCTAATCGGATTGAGACTCCGGAGGTTAATAAGGATCAGGAATACCACACCAAGTACGGCAGGTGGGTAATCGGATCAGGATCTACCCAGATGCATAGAGAATATGTAAGCAACTATCAGGTAAATAGCAGCTTCTATAAAAATAAGCAGTGGGTTATAAAGGAGGACCTGGAAGCTTTCTTTAAGGATGAGAGCGGCCAGGACCGTAACCGTTTGAAAGTTACGCGTAATTATATCCAGCCGATGGTTGAGACATACCGCGGGAACGCGGAGCGTATGACTTTCAATATGAAGGTTGCCAATCTTTCTCCTATGGCAAAGAGCCGGCGCGATAAGGGCTTATATAAACTCCTGGCGTATAATGATGTAGCGCGGCAGGTTCCCGGGTTTGGGAGAGCTTTGAAGATGAATAATATTCCTGTTGGGGATTCAGTTGAGGTGGAAGATAAGTTCAATAACATGTATGTGGATGAGCACACTATTGCCGTGAATCGTCTTTTATCTTATGTGAAGAACATAAACCATCTTGAAGAATACAAAGGAATGTTTGCCAGGGATATCGCCCTGGCTGGTATTGGTATCATGTCGGGATATCCTTATTCCGGGGAGTGGATGTTCGAAAGGATAGAACCGGATCATTTTGGCTGGGACCGCTCAGCAAAGGATCCTTGTTTGCTTGATTCAGAGTATTTCTTTGAGGATAATCTGATATCTGCCACAACTATCTTTGAAAGGTATCAGAATCTTGATATGGTTTCCAGGAAAGCGATTGAGAATTATACTATTAACTATTCGAAGTATAATATATCTGCCTTACCTATGGATATAGTGGCTGCAGGTAAGCTTCCTGTGTATAAAGCTGTATGGCGGGATTTGACAGTAGATACTTTTGGATACGTTACGGATATATTCGGACAGCGGATCCTTCATAGAATAAATTATATTGAAGTGGGAGAGACAGAACCCATGTATACTTATAAAGATGTTGTTCCATATAAAGATCTTACGACTTACCAGAAGAGAGTTCTGAAGGGTGGGGTAACTGCTCAACTGTATGTTGATATGTGGAGACAGTGTGTTTTTGTACCCAAGGAGATTCTTTCTGCTGGTCCGGGGGATCGTAGGGCTAAGGATATTGTTCTTGAGTATGGGCCGGTTAAATACCAGGAACCGGACCTTTACAGACCAACGAACATGCTTCCTCCATATAAGGTTGGAACCTGGTCATATCTTAACGGAGAGGTTCTTTCTCCGGTGGATGTGGTTATTAATCCTCAGCGGATGATTAACAGGTTTCTTTCAGTGATGGAGAACCAGATAAATAATTCCGGTGGTGCGGGTGTTGTATTTGACAGGGATCTTACTGGGGCAACTCCTGAAGACGAAATTCGTAATAAGATTAATCGCGGGGAGGCTATAGGAGTAAACGCTAAGGGCCGCGGTGTTCAGAATATCTTTGGTCGTTATGACTCTACTCCTAAGGAATCTATTGTAGCTTTCTCGAACCTTATTGAGAGCTTTAAGCTTGGTATAGAACAGGTGACCGGGATGAATGAAGCGATGAAGGGGGAATCCAGTAATCCGGATCAGCTTGTTGGGGTTATGCAACTTATGATACAGCGTGGTTCTGTGATCCAGGCCCCTTTCTATAAAGCTATTATGGATGTATACCGCGGATGTTACCAGAGTATTGCTACTTCCGGGAAACGTTACTATATTGACAATGATGTTGAGCTTATTGATGCTGTTGGGGAAAATTCTGCAGAGATCTTGAAGCTCTCTAAAGATATCCGGAATGAAGCTATGCGGGTTACTCTTGTTCGCAGTACTGATGATATGAATGAAAGATTGTCGGTCGACAGTACTCTTATGAGCTGGCTGCAGTTTGGACTTCTTGATCAGGAAACTGTTTCCAAGCTGTATGGCAGGGCTACTATGGAAGAGGCTCTTCTTGAGATGAGAGAATACCAGAAACGTTTAGCTGTGCAGAAGAGGATGGCTGCTCAGGAGCAGCAGGCTGTTATTGCTCAGCAAGTTAATGCTCGTAACCAGGCTAGTGAAGTGGTTTATAATGAGGCTCTTAGAGACAAGGCCAGAGATGATATGAATAAGCAGTTGGACAGAGAAACGAAGTTGGCTATAGCGGGGTCTGGCAGTAACCAGGGATAAAAATTGAGAAATAAATAATATTTTTTAATTTTTTTTACATATGTAGTTATTTATATATGTATATTTGTACTTGAAAATTAAATTACTAAGGTGAAAAGCCTAATAAAAAGTAAAAAATAATAAAAAGTAAATTAAATTGTTATGGCAAAGAATGAACCAAGATCAGCTTCTGTAGACAGCATGGTAGACGCTGCTGCAGGTCTTATTACTCCTAAAGCTTCGAAAGAAGTTGTTGCTGGTGCCGGGAATGCTCCCGCCGCTCCGGTTGCTCCTGCTCCAGATCCTAAAGTTGCGCCGGCAGCTCAGGCTGTCGCTCCTCAGGTAGCTCCTCCTATTGTTGTTAAATCTCCTCTTGGAGATCAATCATTTGGCGGGGTTCCTGTCGCTGAGGTAAAACTTACTTCATTTGAGGATGTTGCAGCTTTTGCAAAGGATTATGCAGGAATAGAACTCAAGACTGTACAGGATTTTGTTCCTGTTTTTAATCAGCTTAAAGAGCTTCAGAAAAATGCATCTGAAGCTGCAAAGTTACAAAAGTATGTGGATACTTATAAATCCACTTTAGATAATCTTCCTCCGGATGTTTCTCTGATAATGAGTGCAGCTATTAATGGTGAGGATTACATGCCAATAGTTCAGAAATTGCAGCAGAAGGCGGCTTTTGATTTTGAAAAGCCTTTTGAATCGCATGATGAGCTGGCAGTGATTAATCACTATACAGGCAAAAACTATACAAAGGAAACCCTGGATAAACTTGAACCTGATGTTCAGGATACTCTGCTTGATACTGTAAAGCTTAAATATAAAGCTGATCAGGATGCGTTAACTAATCTTAGAACAAATACGAAGTCGGCCATAGAAAAAAGGCAGAACGCGTTTCGGACCTCTGTGGAATCTTCTATCAATAACATGCTCGCCAGTAATCCCTCGATGGATAAAGCTGCGGTAGAAGTTGTTAGACAGGTTATGACTGGTGATTTGAGTGAAGCATTATTCACTAAAGACAAGACGTATCTTCCTGATGCTGCTGAAAAAATAGCTTACATGATGTACGGTAAGCAGATTGTCCAGGCTCAGGCTCAGACCATAGGTGATATTGTAAAGAAAATGAGAGCCGAAGGCGAATCTCAGGCCACAGAAAAGATCCTTATGAGGAGTGATCAGCCTCTGCTCAAAGGCAGTGGGGCTCCTGGTGACAGGAATGTTATCCAGTCCATTGTCGAGAAAGAGACGAGTTTTTTGAGTGCAAAATGATTTAACAATTTAATAATTTAATTTACTTTTTATTATGGCAGACTTATTTGATACACGCAGCTCATATGTAGCAGTTCCTTCTCCGGTACAGCCGGATGTAGTTCAGAGCCCCTCCGCAAGAACCCTTAACGCTATTGGTTCGGAGTATGCTACAGAATTTTCTCTTGATGAAACCAGTCTTATTAAAATGGCGATATCGGAAAAGATTTTTGATGCCGTTCCCGCTAAATACAAGACTCTGAGGCTTTTATTTGACAAGCCGGTTTCTTATGAATTGAGTGATGTTTTCACTTATATGGAAAAGACCTTTGGCCGTACCGCTCTCAGGAGCACTGGTAATGTTATCAGTTCTTCGGATCAGACCATTGTTCTCAGTACTGGTGGTGGAAGCAATATTACGATCAACAAGATCATCGTATACCCGAACAACCGTAAGGGTGTCGTTACCTCTGTTTCTGCAGACACGATCCATGTAAAACCTCTCAACGGTCAGCCAGCTCTTCCTGCAGTTGCAACTAATGATTATTTTGCAATCCAGGGAAGCGTTATAGCTGACGGTATGAATTTCCTTACTCATTATGACAGGATGTCAAAGGTTGAAAGATACAACTACATCCAGATGATGGAGAGGGATAAGAGATGGACCCGCAGGGAAATAACCAAATTCCGGAATCTTGGAACGACCAATTATTTTGAACTGGACAAGAAAGAACAGCTTGATCTTCTTCTTCAGGATATGTTCTGTTCCTTCTGGAATGGTGAACGCGGTGAAGTTGATGTTCTGGTTCCCGGAGCAGCTGTAAATTACAAAGCTCTGACTATGGGTGGGATATTCCCGCTGATGGTTGCAGCTGGTTGCGCTACTGCAAGTGGTGTTACCGAAGCTACTCTTAAGGAAGTTTTTGAATCTCTTGCTTTCCAGACTGACTACAAGACCGAAGGTTCAACCAGGTTTATCTTCGCTCAGAACTCTCTGCTCTATGCTCTTTCAAAAGTATGGAAGGAAGTTGGAGTACGTTACCGTCCTGATGACAAGATAGGTGACCTTAACCTTATGGAATACCGTATAGGTGATATGAGGTTTGTTCCTGTGTCCACAGAATTGTTCAAGGAAAAAGCTATGTTCCCGGAAGATTGGGCCAGCAGGATATTTGTCCTTGACCTGGATACTATCACCCCTGTTTGTATGACCGGTTATGCTCCTATCGAGACAGGCCAGACCAATCCTAAGGGCGTTAATGGTTCCATCAATGACTACACTGAATGGTGGATCCAGGGCATGCTTTCGCTCAAATTCAACAACCCGCTGAGTGCGTTCTATATCGACACTACTGGGATTGCCGCTTAAATTCACTGAGGGGTCCGGGATTCCTGGTCCCCTCTTTTTCTTTTATATTTAACTTAATATTTTTATCTCATGGCTAACAATGATGAATTGCTTGAAGGCAACGAAAAAAATGAAAAAAATGAATCGTCCGAAAGCAACCAGATTTTAAGTCCTGAAGAGCTGAAGGTCAGAAAAAAATTAGTAAAGGCTGAGGAAAAGCTTGAAAGGGCTGAAGAAGAAAATAAGAAACTTAAAGAGGAGCTGGAAAAGGCTAAACAAAGCCCAGTAGCAGCTCCTGACACTTCAGTTGAGCAGTTAAAGGCTCAGGTAGATTTTTTAGCAAAACAGATAGCATCCGGAGCCGCCGGCGGGAAGCTTAAGTTCCGGGAACCTACGGCTGCTGATCTGGTCCCGGAAGGGGAAGAGGTTACTTTCACAGCGCGTAATGTGCTGTATGTTGTTGCTTCATACAGGGATTACAGGGGTATTGAAAAGATGCCTCCACACAAGCTTATCGTATTCCAGTATGCTGCCAGCGATATACGCAAAGACGGGCGTGAGGAAACAGTTAAGAATTTCTGTCAGTATACAACAAACCTTAAGACAGAGATTGAATTTCTCAGGGGACATCCGATGTACGGCATAGCCTTTTCAGAGAATACGAATGAGGTTATGGACGAGGATGTTCTTGATACACAGTTTAAAATTCGTGCTGCTACACAGCTCGCTTCAGCTACCCCGGAGAATATTTTTGCCCGGGCTGAGCAGTATAAGATTCCGAATTTCAGGAGTAAGTCTGCTGACCAGCTGAGGATCCTTGTTGTGAATGCAATGGCAAAAGAATATAAGAAAGACAAGAAGGCTCTCGATGAAGAGATTATAAAGCGCAGGGCTCTCGCGTCTATGCTTACAAACGTTAAAGAAGAATAAAATGAGTATCCTGGCTTCTGATGTATTTGCTCAAATACGGGCACAACTTGATGATGATTATTCTGATAGGTATAAGGAAGCCCAGGATCTTGTTCCTGCAGTTAATGCAGCTGTAAGGTATCTGGTGCAGGTTTTGAATTTCGCTTTTGAACAGAAGAGACTTGCACCAGAGGCTTTACGGGAATTGATAAGAGTTGAGATAGTTCCTGTAACGGGAACCGGTAATGTCCGGAAGGCTAATATCACTGCTGCCGGCTTGAGTATTTGGACCGTCCTGGGGGTGGAGCCGTCTCCAGTTGTTTATGAGGAAACTTCTACTACTGCGGCCCCGGAGGATTACTGGGAGATAAAGAATAAGCTTGCAGACCGGTTAACCCTGGAAGAATGGCAGGAGCAGAGTGAGGATCCTTTCTCGGCTGGCTCATTAATAGCTATTCCTAGTGTGTTTGTCAGGGCTGGTTATATAGGTCCGGGAAGATACTTTGATGCTGTTAATGATTACATCATGATCAGGCCGGGCTCTTTATTTACAGAGGCTTTTGCCGGCATATGGTATCTTAAGAATCCTACTGCTGTTGCCAGCGGCTCTTCTCAGATCGAATTTCCCCAGTCGGTGTTTAATTTGATTGTGGATAAGAGTCTTAATTATATTGCCAGGCAGCACAGCCCGGAAGATAAGTTAGGGCCTATTACAGATAAAGAAGTTATACAAGTTGTATCTTTAATTAGCGCATAATGGCAGGGATTACTTTAAGATATGTTGTATATGACCTTTTAAGGGATTTTAAGCAGCTCCATAAAGATGCTGATATCAAGGCCTTCCAGATGCTTTACTGGGTGCTTATTCATGCTGACAGGCTTCGTCAACAGCATATTGCAAAGAGGGATTCCGGCGCGTATGTTACCAGGTTTAGTGTCCCGGTAGAGATTGACCAGACATTTAACAGGCAAAGGATAGAGCTACCCGTTTCTATTTATGATTTCGATGGTGATGCCGGCGTGGATTATATGTGCTATAGTCTAACCGGTTATGGTACTACAGGAGCTCCTACAACTACTTTAGCTGGTCATCCGGATATAGACAGACCCCAGTTTACAATTATATCTTTTACCAGGACCTCTGCAGCTAAATCAGCCAGGTTATATTTCAGGGAAGAAGAGGAACCTTCTCCTACTAATCCTTATTTTTATCGTCAGGGGAAAATTCTTTATTTGCTTGGGACTGAGGCTGTAAGTGTTTCGGAGGTGGAGGTAGGACTTAAGAGCACTTTTGATCCTACTAATGTGAGCCTAGATATAGACCAGCCGTTTGAGTTTCCTCAGGAGCTTTTACCTGTACTTAAGAGACAGATCCTCGACCTTGGCAGGTTTATACTGCAGATACCCAATGACTTAATAAATGATGGTACTGGGCTTCAGAGCAAACAGATACCTACGCAGAAATTAATCTCTGTGAATGAACAACCTGAAAACACTGAATAATGGAACAGAATCCTCTTAATTATCTTTCGATAAATGACGTACTTGCGGATGTTCAGGTGATCCTTCAGGATGAGGATAATCATATGCTTACTCCTGGTTTCTATAAGGCTCAAGTGAAATTAGCTCTTAATGAGCTCGGTTTCGATTATCCCTTTGTTGAGGCCGCTCCGGTAGATGTGGAGCTTCCGGATGATCTTATTGTAACGATGCCGGCAGGGTGTTATAATCTGAAACAGTTATTTGTATTTACGGGAACCCCTGATAGTATAACTTACTCAGAGAGAGTGTATTGGAAGAAAGGGATGCATACCCAGGGGAAAAATACCGGTTATACTGCGGATACAAAACCATATCTTTTTAATGATCCGTTTTGTTCTGTGGATGCAGCTGATTATTCGATATATTTCTTTACCATTCATAACGGCACTATATATCTTTCTGATTCTTGTCAGAACTATGACTATGTAAGGATGATATTTGATGGTATCCCTTCCAGGAATCTTTCTGAGGTAAGGATGGTGCCGCCTGAGGTTAGGAAAGCGGTTGTTGATTGGGTTACAGTACGTTGTGCTGGAGCCCTTAAGATGAAAGCTGCCAGGTATAGGGTTATTCAAATGGAGGCACAAAGATCTCTTGATGAGTATGGGATGAATGGATCCTGGCATGAAGCTCAGCAGAGGATAGTGCGTTTGGATAAGAAGATGCTGAAAGATGTCATTGAATATAATTCAAAGCTTGGTGAATAAAATTTCTGGTATATATCAAATCCAATCCAAATGTAAACCTGAGAGAATTTATATCGGGAGTTCTGCAGATATAAATAATCGATGGGCTATTCATTTATTTTATCTTACTCATAATAAACATCACTCTAAAAAGCTTCAACATCATTATAATAAGTATGGTAAAGATGATCTATTATTCTCAGTATTAATTACTTGTGAGAAGGAACAATTAATTCAGTTTGAACAGTATTATCTTGATTTTTATCATCCTTGGTTTAATGTGTGTCAATTTGCTGGGAGTGTAAGAGGTAGAGAGACATCTTCAGAATCAAGAATACGATATAGTAAGGCTAAGTTAGGTTTTAAAATGCCTAAGGAAGCTGTAGAAAGAATCAGAAAACATAATTTAGGAAGAATACCTTGGAATAAGGATAAATTATTATCAGAGGAACATAAAGAGAAGTTGCGTATTTCTCACACAGGTAAGAAGTTACCTCTTTTTACTGAAGAACATAAAAGGAATATAGGAAAGGCTAATGCTATTGCTTTATTAGGTAGAAAGCAATCTATATATACAAAAAATAAAAGAGCTCAAAAATTGAGTATACCTACTCTTCAGTATACATTAGATGGTGTTTTTGTTAAAGAATGGCCTTCTGCTGCTCAAGCTGCTAAAGAATTATTAGTGGCTCAAAATGGCATTTGTTCTTGTAGGGCTGGTACTCGGGCTAGTTCATATGGTTTTATTTGGAAATATAAGATATAATTTTTGTTAATAATTAAAAACAGTATAGTATGATCGATCCTCAATTAAAAATCAGTGTGGCCGGCGGTTCGGACCGTTATATAGCCGGCACCTACAAGGTTTCTGACGGGACACTTAAATCTCCTGTCGTAGCACTTACAGTTGAATCAGATGCAGTTGTTTCTGCATTGAAAGAAAAAAGATTTAGTAAAACTTTAAATAAGGAAGCTAGTGTGGCTTATGCCCCAAACTTTCTTGGGGATACCATTACAGCCGGCAGTGAATATCTTTTTGAGTATGTAATCACCGAGATTACTATTGCTTCGGGGGTGTTAATTCTTCATCATGTTCCTACGGGCCGTAAGACGGATTTTACTACAGCGGCTCCTTCTACAACCACAACTGCTGCCCCGACAACTACAGCTGCTGGGACTACGTTGGCATAATTTTGAAATTATATGTAATTATCTAATAAATAATTACTATATTTGAACATATTTTTTAACAACTTAAAACAGTATAGAGATGCCGAAATTTTTTGATCCCGTTAATTACGGAAAGAAATCTGCTCATAATGTTACTATTTATGGCAGTGTGATTACTTTATCTGGTTCTTCAGGTACTGCTAATATCACGATTAATGGTTATGTGAATGAAACCATTGCTACTTATTCTTCCAGTACGACTACAACTGCTTCAAATTGGGTTACTGCTAACTATGATTATTATTATGCCCTTGGGTATAAGGTTTCAGCAGCAGCCGGTGTGATCACAGTTAATCCAAGGTATGGCTATGATTCTGTAAACAGGATTAATGCTACAATTGCTAATGTTACAGGTAACCTTACAGGAACACTTGCAGGAAGATTGCAGGTTGATTTTGCAAAAGGGCGTAACTGGAGAGTAACCTTTGGCCAGAATATTACGGTTCTTGCTCCTAAGAACGCAAAAGACGGTGAGCATATCCGTATAGAGCTTAAAGCTACTGGTGGATATACAGTAACCTGGACAGCTGCTGCCTGGTATTTCGCCGGTGGGACAGAACCTTCTCAGACTTCTACAAGTACAGATGTATATGAAGGAGTATTCCAGAAAGCTTTTGCAGCCAGGTATCATACGGTAACCCTCTCAGGTTCCAGTGGAACCGCTAGTTTGAAGTATGGCGGGTATGAATATCATTTTGCATTTAATGATACGCTTAACCAGACAGTGGTTGATTTTGCAACCGATTATGCAGATGATTATGCAGAGGTAGGTGTAACTCTTACCGGGGCTTCCAATCCTCTTATAATTACAGATGATCTTGCTGCAGCTGCAGAATATTTTGCTGTTCCTCAGGTTCATAATCTTACCGGGAATCTTGCAGGAGCTGTGGTTACTTATCCGGCCGGTCGTGTTCTTATGCATGTTAAGGCTCAGGATATTAAGCAGTAATGGCTGAACATCCTATATATGATGTTGATATTGAGAAGGTGCGGGTGAATACCGGAACTAAGGATAAGCCATTCTATGCGACTGAGAGCGAAACTAAAAGAGTTCGATTGTTTGGGATTCTGCTTAAAAGGCAGAGAGATCATGGTAATTTTCCGGAACCGGTAGTAAAATAAATTTTGATAATTCAGACATAGCCCTAATCATGATTCAACGCTTGATTAGGGCTCTTTTTCTTTAATATGAAGAATATTTCAGGTATATATCAGATTCAATCCAAAATTAAGCCCGAAAGGATTTATATAGGTAGTGCTGTAAATATAAATCATAGATGGGAATGTCATATTAGTGATTTACAATTAAATAAACATCATTCTAAAAAACTTCAACGCCATTTTAATAAGTATGGAAAAGATGATCTAGTCTTCTCAGTATTAGTTACTTGTGAGAAAGAACAGCTTATCCAATTTGAACAATATTATCTTGACTTTTATCATCCTTATTTTAATGTTTGTAAAATTGCTGGGTTAGGTTGTCAATTAGGGTTGAAAAGATCTGTGGAATTTTGTGAAAGACAGAAGAAACTCATGAAAGGAAAACATATTTCACCTAAGACTGAATTTAAAAAAGGTCTTATATCTTGGAATAAGGGAATTAAAATACCGGCCAATAAAAAAATAAATTCTGGTAGAAAACCTGGTTCTATTCCTTGGAATAAGGGTAAAAAAGCTTCTCCAGAAGCGTTATATAATTTACATATATCTCATTTAGGGCCAAGGCCTTGGAGAGTGGGAGTATCTCTAGAGAAACTTAAAAAACCTATTCTTCAATATGATAAACAAGGTAATTTTATTAAAGAATGGTCCTCTGCTACAGATGCTATTAACGAGTTAAATTTGCATAGTACAGGTAGAATTTGTGATGTTCTTAAACATAAGTATGGATGTAGAACCGCTTATGGGTTTGTTTGGGAGTATAAAAATAAGACAGTATGAAAGCAAGTCAAGGACAAAAATATACATTAAATGTGTTTTATAGTGGGCTTGCTGCAAATGTAGATCCAGAATTTATTAATCCCCAAAACGGTTCTTTTTTAGAAGCACATTGTCTCCATGTCTCGAATAAATACAGGAATATTATTCGAAGGATCAATGGGGATAAAGCTTTTACTAACTTTGCCCTGCTTGGGGACCAGGTATATGTGGGTGCTGTCTGGCTTAATGGGTATGTGGTTGAGTTCTGGAGAGACACAACAAGTTCTGTTACGAATGTTTTCGCTAATGGATTGCGTGTAGCGAGTCATGCCGACCTCCCAGGGGATGCTACACATTTCCTGGATATCGATACAAACAGCGATACTTCAGAGTTATTTATAACTGACAATAAGCAGTGTCCTATTATTCTGGATCTGGATGATATGCTGCTCAGTGTCAGCAGTTCAACCTATTTTGATGATTATGATCGTACTCTGTATGAGGTAAACAGGACTGTTGATTTGAGTCAGCCGATGTTCCAGAACCTGGAGAATATAGGCGGTGGCGGGGGACTTCGGGCGGGTAGTTATTCTTATGCTATGAGATTCTCCACAGTCAGCGGAGAGAAAACTCCCTGGGGGCCTTCTACTCCATACATTCCTGTTCCGTATAATACGCGGCCTTATAATGATACGAATCTGTATAATGCATTTTCCGGGGTTATTCTTGCCGGACAGGAGTCTTCTTTAAATCCTACCAAGTTCGGGATCAGGCTCAGGTTAAGGATAAATAATATTAATGGTTTTGATTATGTTGAGTTAAAGAGATACTCTAACTATTCTAACCAGGCTCTTAATTATACACCAACAGCTGAGTATCTTATTTTTGCTATTGATGCTGATGGCGGTCTGGTGGACATTAAGAAGAATAATATCACTATTCATGATTTTGTAGATAATGCTTCTCAGCAGTGGGCTGTCCTGGATGAGTCTACCCGGGATATTTATAGTGCTATTAAACGATCCAGGACCATACGATATTTTGACAGACGAATTGTTCTTGGTGGGATGGAGTATGAATCCAGGCTCTTGACTGATAAGGATATTTTCATCCAGCATAGTGATGTTACCAAGATAGCGTTTCCGATTAATGAACAATTGGAAGACGGGGGTTATGCAAATCCTTTTAACCAGGTTTATAAGAAGGCACACAGATTAGGGGAGAAGTATGCATTTGCAGTTAAGTTGTATGATAATCAGGGGAATGAACTGTATACTATTCCTTTAGTAAAGGATGCAGAATCGTTTAAGAATTTCCAGTTTCCTAACAGGAGGGATGTAATTCCGGATGATGAATTACCATATTCTCCGGACGCACAAGAACTTGCAACTGTATACGCTAAAGATAGTTCTACTCATCCTCATAGGTTTGAATATGTTTATGAGCCGGTTAAGTCTGTGCTGCTTGCAAAAGAAAGCGGTATAAGTGATCACCGGAATGTTGTCAGTGCTTCTCAGAGCGGTACGGTATATCCCTATAAGCCGATGACACCCACGGGAAGGGATAATGGTTATAGGAACAATGGTGGGGATATGTCCGGATTAAATTATAATCATTTGTATTATGCAGATGGATATACCTATAATACTGCTCGTCATGGTATTAGGAGTCTGGCTACCGGGTTAAGTATAGGGGGGATAGATACGACAAAACTTCCATCGTGGGTTAAATCCTTTAGTATAGTCAGGACTCCCGCGGCTGGGCGTGTGGTTTGTCAGGGGATAGCTATGTATGCTATGAACCTGCCGGGCAGCTCTACTTCAAAGTATAAGAATAGGGTTTGGTTTTATTCTCCGGAGTTTGATTTGAATATTGGAAATAAATCTTATTTATTTGATGATATTCAAAGTAATCCGTCTAGTTATAAGATTCAACTTATTTCTCCTGTAGGATTTTTCACCGATGTAAATTCTGCTTCTAATAATGCAACTATATCGTCTACGGCTACATTGAAGATTGATATGATCTCACATGCGATTATGGGAGGAAATAATGTTCATCTCATGGAGCCCGTTAATCTGGATGCAGTTACGGATATAGGTATCGGGGAAGGAAGGGTAACCTTTGGAAGATTCAGGAATTCTTTGTTTAGATTACATGGACAGGCTACAATGCCTGATGATCTATTATTTGATATATCCAGTGCTGCAGAACCTGTCTTAAATGGTATAAGGGATATAAATAATAAGAGTCGTACACCCTATCTTGAATTAACACTAAGTTCTAATATCTATCGTTACGATACTATCTCTGCTGTGTCAGCAGATCATTATACAGCCAGACAGTTTCATGAGCCTTGGTATATTGTAAATATTATTAAGGAGGGGGCTGATGTAGCTGAGAATAATATTAATAGTTATAATGATATCGGTCATTATATTAAACTTGAGAGTCTGCTTGGAATAAGTACGGGGGAAGCAGATCAGGTATTTGAGCTTGTGGATGAGAGATATGAAGATGTATATACTACAGGAGAAACTGCAAATGGGTATAAATATATCTGGGTGGATGGGCAGCCCTGGTTGGGTGCCGATAACATCAGTACCCCTTCGTTAGACCTGTATAAAGCCTTTCTTGAGGCTTATGG